CCTTTTTTAAAATTAATTTTAAGAAACATTAGACTGGGAGTGTATGACAAAGGTATTGTTGAAAAATATAACAAGACAGAACTTAAAAAATTAAACACTTGGATAAGAAGAGACAGAGACCTAAGATTCACATACGCTGGATTAAGACAAGTTGTTGACAAATATCTTGTGCAGGATAGATCTTCTGGAGAATTATACGAAACTCCACAAGACATGTACATGATGATTGCGGCCACTCTGTTTGGAGAGTATCCCACAAAAACAAGGATGACATATGTTAAAAAATATTATGATGCAATATCACAACACAAAATCAACATACCTACACCGGTTATGGCAGGTGTTAGAACGCCTATCAGACAATTTGCAAGTTGCGTACTCGTTGACAGCGACGACACTTTGCCTAGCATTTTTTCTAGCGATATGGCCATTGGTCTTTATGTGGCTCGTAGGGCAGGGATTGGTATCAACGCTGGTAGAATCCGAGGCATCAATTCAAAAATAAGAGGTGGTGAGGTTCAACACACAGGTGTGGTTCCGTTCCTTAAGAAGTTCGAATCAACTGTGAGATGTTGTACGCAGAATGGTGTACGTGGCGGTAATGCAACTGTACACTTTCCAATCTGGCACCAAGAGATTGAAGACATTTTAGTTTTAAAAAATAACAAAGGCACAGAAGACAACAGAGTTAGACGTATGGATTATTCTATACAGATCAGCAAACTGTTCTACGAAAGATTTATAAATGATCAAGAAATAACTTTGTTTTCTCCACACACTGTACCAGGTTTGTATGATGCATTTGGGTTGCCAGAATTTGATAAACTTTATTTAAAATACGAACAAGACAAAACAATTCCTAAGAAAACTGTAAAGGCACAATCCATCTTTTTTGACTTACTAAAAGAGAGAGCAGAAACTGGTAGAATTTATATAATGAACATTGACCATGCAAACACTCACTCATCTTTCAAAGATAAAGTTTCAATGAGTAACCTGTGTCAAGAAATTACGTTGCCAACTACACCAATAAAGCATGTGGATGATGACAAAGGAGAAATTGCACTTTGTATTCTTTCTGCTATTAACGTTGGAGCAATTAACAATCCAGACGAACTAGAAAACTTATGCGACTTGAGTGTGAGAGCCTTGGACGAAATAATTGATTATCAAGACTATCCAGTTAAGGCCGCAGAAGTTAGCACCAAGGCAAGAAGAAGTTTGGGTATTGGTTATATTGGTCTAGCACACTATCTAGCCAAACAAGGTTTTAAATATTCTGACAAGGGTGCTTGGGATTCGGTAGATAGACTTACAGAAGCATTCCAATTTTATTTGTTACAAGCATCAAATGATCTAGCCAAAGAAAAAGGCAAATGTACCGGATTTGAAAGAACCAAATACGCAGACGGTCTTTTGCCAATTGATCACTACAAAAAAGAAGTTGATGAAATTGTGCCACACAAACAGAGATATGCATGGGAGGCATTGAGAAAAGACATTGCCAAACATGGCCTAAGACACAGCACACTGTCAGCACAGATGCCATCAGAATCAAGTTCCGTGGTGTCTAATGCCACCAACGGTATTGAACCACCGAGAGCATTGTTGTCAATTAAGAAAAGCAAAAAAGGACCATTGAAACAGATTGTGCCAGGATTTCCTAAACTTAAAAATGACTACACACTACTTTGGGATATGAAGGGCAACACAGGTTATATTAACATTGTGAGTGTTATGCAAAAATACTTTGATCAAGCCATATCAGGCAACTGGAGTTACAATCCTTTGCAGTATGAAAACAATGAAGTGCCTTTGAGTGCAATGGCAACAGATATGTTGACCACATACAAATACGGCTGGAAAACAAGTTATTATCAAAACACATACGATTTTAAAGGCGAAGAAGATGAAGTTCAACCAGCAGGAATCAATGCCACTGTAACAGAAGATGAAGGAGAAGATGTGGAATTACCTGCAGACATAAACAAGGTAAATGGCACAGCACAAATAAATATCGCCACTGAAGATGATGGTGAGTGTGAAGCCTGCACCATATAATCAATAGAAATTATGACTAAAACTGTTTTTAATAAATCTGCCGTTGACTTTACAAAGCAACCTATGTTCTTTGGAGAAGATCAAAACACACAGAGATTTGATGTGTTCAAGTATCCAATTTTTGACAAACTGACGCAACAGCAGTTGGGTTATTTTTGGAGACCAGAAGAAGTTTCATTACAAAAAGACAGAGCAGACTATCAAACATTTAGACCAGAACAAAAACACATATTCACAAGCAATTTAAAATATCAAACACTGTTAGACAGTGTGCAAGGTAGAGGGCCAGCATTGGCATTTTTACCTTACATCAGTTTACCAGAACTAGAAGCCTGTGTAATCACATGGGATTTCTTTGAAACAATTCATTCGCGAAGTTACACACACATTATTAAAAATGTATATCCTGATCCATCTGAAGTGTTTGACAAAATAATGGATGACGAAGAAATATTAAAACGTGCCAAATCAGTCACACACTACTATGATGAATTTATCGAATATGCAAAACAATGGGACGTAAACGGTCGAGGATCAACAAAAGTTCTTAAGAAAAAACTTTATCTTGCAATGGCCAATGTCAATCTTCTAGAAGGTCTAAGATTTTATGTGTCATTTGCATGTACTTTTGCATTTGGTGAACTAAAACTTATGGAAGGTTCAGCAAAAATACTTTCATTGATTGCCAGAGATGAGTCACAACACTTGGCTGTTTCAACTGCAATTATTAAAAATTGGCAAGCAGGAGACGACAAAGAAATGAAAACTATTGTTAAAGAATGTGAACCAGAAGTAATTAAAATGTATAAAAAATGTGTTGATGAAGAAAAAGCATGGACCAAATATCTTTTCAAAGACGGCAGTATCATAGGGTTAAACGAAAAACTTCTCAGCAACTATGTGGAATGGATTGCCAACAAAAGACTTAGATCAATTGGTTTAGATCCACAATATGATGTGCCAGCAAATCAAAATCCTTTGCCATGGACAGAACATTGGTTGAGCTCAAAAGGAATGCAGGTGGCCCCACAGGAGACAGAAGTAGAATCTTATATCGTTGGTGGTATCAAGCAAGACGTCAAGCAAGGTCAATTTAGTAAATTTAAATTATAATAACACTCCACTTCAGATAAATAGATGTATGGATTACATCTATAAAATAATAAACACAGTCAATAATAAATCCTACGTAGGGTACACAACCAATCCACAAGCACGTTGGAAAGATCACAAGTATGGCAGAGGTAATAAAGTAGTATACCAAGCGATTAAGAAGTACGGAGTGGACAAGTTTGTATTTGAAGTGATAGCAGAAGACACTGTGGACAACGAACAGCAATACATCAACAAACACAACACAATGTATCCTAATGGTTATAATCTCACAGAAGGAGGTAGCCTACCACCAAATCTTAAGGGTAAGACCTATAAAGAGATATATGGAAATAGATGGCGTGAAAGAATTGAAAAATATAAAAAGACACAAAAAGAAAGAGGAGGATTTCATAGTATGCCACACACAGAAGCAACTAAAAAGAAAATAAGCCAAGCCACAAAAGGCAAAAACAATCCAATGTATGGCAAGCAACACTCTGCCAAAACTTTAAAATTGATATCAGACAAACGCAAGGGAGTACACGTGGGCAACAAGAACCCCAACGCCAAACAGTGGCGTCTAATATCACCCGAAGGCCAAACTCATATTGCACACGGTAACCTACGCAAGAAGTGTCAAGAATTGGGACTGGCTTTTGCCACTGTGAAAAAATCCTATGAACTCAATAGACCCATGCGTTCAGGTTGGCAAGTGACACAATTGTTGCGTTAGACCAACTCATTATAATACCACATAATTTTACTCCATAAATATCAATATGAGTCAACCCATAGCAAGAAAAGGTGATAAAGAAGCAAACCATTGTTCTACACCTACACGTGATGGTGCATTTGGATCTGTGTTTGCTAATGGTATACCTGTGTCTGGCGATGGACACAAAAACACTATACATTTAAAACCTTTTCGATGTCCGGTGTGTTGCATACTACACACTGCAAGATTGACAGCAACTACCAGTTCGGTTTTTGCAGAAGGCAGACGTGTGGGTCGAGTAGGAGATCCAACTTCTCCTTGAGCATTTGATCCTCCTCCGACTACAGCCATGGTCACCAGTAGTGTGCTGCTTACCAATTCCTCAGCTTTGGGTTCTTCTTTCTTAGCGTCTTTGACGTCTTTGACTTCAGTTTTCGTTTGCTTATCACTAGACATTTTTGTTACTTATCAATTATTTGGTTATTTTCAAATATCATCACACTCAACTCGGGGTTTTGGGGTTTTGGGG